AAGTTTAGGTTTGTATCCCCGGGGATTTTTCTGAATGAAGTCGACCGATCCCAAATCCCCGCCCTCCCGCTTCCAGTAGGGCCGGTGCTCATCGGGCGCGCCGAAAAAGGGCCCGGCATGATTCCCACCCGGGTGAACTCTTTTTCAGAGTTTGTTGAGACGTTTGGGGAGCCCATATCCGGCAGAAGTAGCGTGGCGGATACCTGGAGAGACGGCAACTATTCGTCTCCAACTTACGCTGCATATGCGGCACAAGCTTATTTGAGAGCCAATGTTGGCCCCATTACATATGTAAGATTGATGGGAACGCAGCATCCTAGTGCTGACGATGGCGCACCTGGCACACATGGCCACGGAGGCTGGACAACCACAAACCTTCCTAACGCGTCCATTGGTTCCACCGGCGGCGCATACGGTCTGTTCGTTTTTGCCTCCGCCTCTACCACAACCACCACGACCACTAATGCCGGCACATTAGCCGCGGTTTGGTATATGGACCATGGTACGCCCGTTCTCTCTGGTAGCACCGTTGAGCATGCCACCGACACCGATCAGGAAGTACAGGGAACTGCTGTTATTGTTAAGTCTGATTCTCAAGGGCAATTTAAGGCAAAAATTATTGATAGCTCCAGTGCCACAATTGAAAATGTTACATTTAGTTTGAACGAGACCAGCCCGAATTTCATTCGGAAAGTTTTTAATACTAATCCACAACTGGTCAATACAAATATCGAACTTTCTATTGGTCAAAAGAACTATTGGCTTGGTGAGACATTTGAGAGATATCTCATGGAACAGTCGCTCGACACAGCCGCCGTCCGATATGGAGTGATTCTGGCGCTCGTTTCGGGCAGCAACCATTATGGCAACCATGAACGTGATATGGCTTATCGTGACGCCCATTCTGGATGGTTCTTCGCACAGAATTTCTCATCGGATGTGAGCACCTATGAATATAAGAATATGCAGAAGTTGTTTAAGTTTGTCGGTATTAATGGCCATGGCCAGTGGTTACAAAATAATATCAAGATTTCAATTGATAATATTCGAGCACCTGCAAATACTAATATAGCATACGGCTCTTTTGACGTTATTGTTCGCAAGGCATACGATTCTGATCTTAAACAAATCGTGCTAGAGAGATATTCGAATTGTAACCTAAATCCGGGCTCGCCTGATTATATCGGCGCTAAGATTGGCGACACAAAGAGATATTACGACGAAACCGAGAAGAGATATCGCGAAGTTGGTACTTACCCGAATCAATCTAGATACGTTCGCGTTGTAATGAACGATGTAATTGACGCCGGCGGAGGCTCCTCTTCGCCGTACCTTCCCTTTGGAGTATACGGTCCCCCTCGTTTCCCGGCCTGGTCGACTTCTCTTTCGGCATCCACGGTCGACACAGGGCATGCCTCCACAACTGCCTATGTACTCGGCTCCAGTTCTATTGCTTTTGGGCTGGGAGACCTTCGTGGTACTGCTCCATATTCCAGGATCGATCTCGCAGACTGTCTTATGTGGGCCGGCCCACAAACTCCGGATGCACCGGTAGCTTACGGCACGGCTTCCTTTACATATCCCGCAGTTGGTATCCGTGTAAGCGCAAGCGACGACGGCGCCAACCCGGTCACAAACGCTTATTATGGCCTCCATACAGGTAAGGCCACCAGCGCGACTGGCAAATCAACCAACTTTGACCCTGGGTACTCCGACTATCTAAGACCATTTGGTTATAATATTATTGCTGATTCCACTTGGTCCGATGACTTTGGCACTGCCAATACGGCAACAGGCCTACCCTCTGCGACCAACCTAGAACGCCAGTGGATTTTTTCTCTCGATGAAGTTCGTCTTACGAAAGGCACAAACTGGACCTCAGCAAACCCAAGTAATGATATTACTGCTGGATATTGGCAGTCTGGCTCTTATAAATCTGGAGTTTCTTGGAACGCCTCGGCGTCTCTTACAGATGGTGTCGTTGGGCAGTACGAAAACATTCTCGATAGCAGAGTTAATCGCTTCACCTCTCCTCTTTGGGGCGGGTTTGATGGACTTGATATCACCGAAAGGGATCCCTTCCGTAATTCAAAGCTCGACGATAACTCGGAAGCCGAGACTTCAAACTATGCTTTCTATACGATAAAGAGGGCTATTGAGTTGATTGCCGACCCGGAAGTTCTTTCGTTTAACCTCGCGAGCATCCCGGGCGTGACTAATGAGAGTCTTACAAAGCTCTTGATTGAAACTGTTGAAGCCCGGGCCGATGCTCTGGCGATTATTGATGTCAAGGGAGGGTATACCCCCCGAGCCGACGATACCTCAACTAATAAGAGGGCCACAGATCGCAAGGGTAGTGTTAGTACCGTTGTTTCCAATATGAAGACCCGTAGTTTGAACTCATCTTACGGCGCTTGCTACTATCCGTGGGTTAAGATCCGCGACGATCTTAACGGCGGCGTGATTGTGGATGTGCCACCTTCTATCGTAGCCTTGGGGGTTCTGGCAAATACGGAACGGGCCACGGATGTGTGGTTCGCCCCGGCCGGCTTCCGCCGCGGCGGTTTGTCAACCGGCGCCGGAGGCCTACCGGTCGTCGGCGTTGAAGAGAAACTAACTTCTCGCAACCGAGATGATCTCTATGATGTGAGCATCAACCCAATCGCTAGTTTCCCGTCAGAAGGCTTCGTGGTATTCGGCCAAAAGACCGTACAGGCCACACAGTCTGCGCTTGATCGGATTAATGTCCGCCGGCTCATGATTTACCTGAAGAGAGGAATTTCTAGAATCGCCAGCCAGACACTCTTCCAGCCAAACGTTAGCTCTACCTGGAATAGTTTTAAGTCGAAGGCAGACAACTTCTTGTCTGATGTGAAGATTAGGTTTGGTGTGGATGATTTCAAGGTTATTCTTGACGAAACTACTACTACGGCCGACCTCATTGACCGTAATATTATGTATGCCAAGATCTTTGTCAAGCCTACTCGGGCTATTGAGTTCATTGTGGTTGACTTTATCATAACGCGCTCGGGCGCGTCTTTTGAGGACTAAACAACAAAAGGGAAGTCATTTTCTTCCCCGACACTAGTTAGAATATAATAGGAGAAATATAAAAATGGCAGAGAATTTTATCAAAGGTGGAGCCGTGGGGAAGTTTTGGACCGCAGCCCCCGGTAAAGATCCAAAGAGAAGTTTTAGATTTAGAATTGAGATTGGAACCTCCGGCCCTCTTTGGTATGCCAAGAAGGCTGATAAACCATCTCTTTCTTTTGGGGAAGCAACTCATAATTACTTGAACCATACTTACTATTGGCCAGCTAAAGCAGAGTGGAACGAAGTCTCCATTACCTTTGTTGATCCTGTGGAACCCAACCTTGCCGGAGACCTCGTGACGGCCCTGAAAGAGGTAGGATATATTATTCCTGCTGGCACCGGTGAGGGCCAATTCCGGACTCCATCGAAAAAGGCATCGACCGCGGCATGGGGCGGAGGCACCGGCGACGAAGCCGACGACGTTCGCATCATTCAGATAGATGAAGAAGGCAACCCCCTGGAAACTTGGACGCTTAAGCATGCTTGGATTAAGGAAGTAACCTTTGGAGACCTTGATTATGGTAGCGACGATCTAACAGAGGTCGTGGTTAAATTCAGATATGATTGGGCCCAGTTTGATTCGCCGGCGATGGAATCCGGCGCGCAGGCCGTTAGCGGCTTCGCGGTCGGCTGATGATCGGAGGTGCTTAGATGCCAAAAGGTGGATTTTGGACAGCCTTCGGAAACTCGGTCTTCGAACCGAAGATGCCATGGCGTTTTAAGGTTTTTATCGAGGGGTTTGAACTTGAAGATAACCCGGAGGGAGACGATTATCACGATTCCCGGGATGACGAAGCGTTTGTTTGGTATGCCAAAACAATAGAAAAGCCATCGATATCGATTGGCGTCCGAGCCGGCGATCAAGTCGATATTAACAATCCGGGCATACCAATTATGGCTTTGGATTCTGTTCCAAAAATGAATAAAGGGATAACGATGACACTTATTGACCCATCTTATCCTAACGCAACAAGAAAGTTGTTGCGTCTTTTCCGTCGAGCGGGTTATAACGATGATAAGGCTCAAGCGATCAACAAAGGCCTAAAATCCGATAAAGACGTTAACAAATTTTCTCCGAACGTTCTCAAATCTTCAACAGGTCAAGTCCGGATCCAGCAACTTGATGGTTTTGGTGTCCCCTTGGAAACTTGGGAACTGTGGGGAGCCTTCCCGGCAGAAATCAATTTTGGAAAATTAGACTATTCAAGCGATTCGCCAGTTGAGATTTCAATTACCTGGGGCTTTTCGACGTTTTTTGCTACGATGCATGGAGGCGATGGCCTCACGAAGAAACACGAAGGCCTCGCCATGCAAGAAGCTGATTATGGTAAAGAAGCTGCTGAACAAATGACGGAAAGAGGATTCACATATTATAAGGATCACGGCGCCGACACAATGGTAGTCACCGAGGTCAAGATCAGGACCACCGGCGGCACTTAATTTTAACATTTTAACACTTAACAAGAGGTGTCTATGAGAGACAACAGTAAG